GGAGGTGGAGCGTTACGCGCTTGCCCTGCAACATCGAAGTCTTTAGCTTGCTTTAGATACTATTAGGTGTTGCGGGGTTATTTTTTTAAAATAAACTTCGCGTAAAATTTGGAAGTGTGGGGGAGGTGGGTTAGAACATTCTTAACTGCGACTTAAAGTCATTAAAACGCTTTTCTTGTGCTTCATAATATTCTTGGTCTATTTCAAATCCTACAAAGTTGAACCCGCCTTTATACGATGCAATCCTACTGCTTCCACTACCTAAATGCGTATCTAAAATCAAATCATTTGGCTTTGCATAATTTGCTAAAATCCATTCGTATAAAGCAACAGGCTTTTGGGTTGGGTGTATTCTATCAAATGTTTCACTTCGTTTGGTGTATTGCTTTAAAACTTTATCAAATGAAGTCCAAGCCAATTCACCATCAGCAAAATCGCCACCCATATTCTTTTGCCAATACAACCAACATCTTGAAGCGGGCAATAAATCAGCAAAGTAATTACCACCCCAAATAATTTGATTTTTAGATACTCTCATTAATTCGTCAAAGTATTCAGCGTTTGGTCTTTGGTTATCCCATCCTTTTTTCTCTCCGTTGGTTCTTTTACTTCCTCTCGTTCTTGCTTTGCCTCCATCCTCTCCAATCCCATAAGGCGGGTCAACTATTGCCAAATCAAAGAAATTGTCAGAAAAGCGTTTTAATGCCTTTACACAATCTTCCAAATATACATTAGATGTTATTTCTTTTATCATTTTAAAGTTTATGCGACTATACTTATTGCATTACTAAGCCGAAAGAATAGCTGACCGTTATTCCGATTATAGATATAACCACCTCTTTCAGAATTAAGATAGTTAGCTTCAAACAAAGATGAACCACCTTTAACAAATAACAAACGTGTTTTAGTCGTTATTAGTGAGGCTTCCCGCATCTTCTTTTGAATCCTTAGCCCTGTGTATTTAGATAGCCCGAATAGCTTTCCTATTGATTTATTTGATAACGTTGTTTCAGACTGCAAAGAGTTTTCAAAATTCTTAACGCTTCCCGCTTTATGTATCTTTTTCATTCCCGATTTAGATACTTTGCCGAAAGCCTTATTGCAATTATTTACGATTTGGCTCTTAATTTTAATCTGCTTTAATTGATTATCAATATTTCTGTGTAGGATAACTTTTCGTAATTGTAAAATTTGTTCCGATTTATTTTTGCATACAGGCACGTTTATACATTTCTCTTTTTCGTGCCGTTTTAATTTGTTGATGCCAGTAAGCATTAAATTTTTACCGCTCCATGAAGCCCAACCGTTCGCAATAATTACTTTGAAATGTTTGCGGAGTGTAGTATGGCTTATGCCTGTTTTAATTGACAGGTCAGCATAATTTAAGTTGTAAATGATTTGCCTTGTGTAAAGCTGTTTTAGTGCTATCCAAACGCGCAAAGAATCAAACTCATTGTTTTGATTTGCTTTGACTATTACGCTAAGTGGGATATACTGCTTAACCACTATAAAAAACAAAACCCGATGGTAGTAGGCATCGGGTTGTTTTAAGGTTATTCACCTAAATTCAACTCGTATTCGACTACTACACCAAATACGAATCGCTATGTGCCAACAAAATTAAAATACTTCGCCAATATTCCAAAACTTTCGCAAACTTTTTTAAATTTGCTTAAATTATCTCAGTAGTCTAATGGTAAGACGGCTGTCTCCAAAACAGTTAATCCTTGTTCGAATCGAGGTTGGGGTGCAAAATGATAGACAATTAAACTTAGGGCGGATGCTAAGGTTAGGATTCTGTTCGGTTAAAGTCCGAAGTCTATCTCCACTTTTTTAAATTTGAACGGTAAAAAATAAATGCTAAATTTGCAGGGATGGCAGATGGCAGAATAGGTAATCAGTTTTGGAAAATGCGGGCTAAACATGGTCGGGATAAGCTATTTGAAACCCCCGAATTACTGTGGGAGGCGGCTTGTGAGTATTTCCAATGGTGCGAAGATAACCCACTATTTGAAACACAGGCAAAAGTCGTATCAAACGGACAAGGCGTAGGAAGCTCAATAGAGATAGTTAAGTTGCCAGTAATAAGGGCTATGACTTTATCGCAACTATGCTTCTATTTGGGCTGTGATGAGTCTTATTTTAGGGTTTTTAAGCATAATTTGACTGAAAAGCAAAAAGATTTTTTAACGGTCATTAGTCAAATCGAAACTGCTATCTATAATCAGAAGTTTCAAGGTGCTGCGGGCAATCTTTTAAACGCTAATATTATTTCGCGCGAACTTGGGTTGATTGATAAATCGGACGTTACAAGTGACGGGCAAAAACTTTCATTGCCTCCTTTTATGAAATCGAATGAAAGCGAATCCTAATTTTGAATACCTACACGAAAAAGTAAACGCGCAACGGGTTACACTTCTTCAAGGTGGCACAAGGTCGGGCAAAACTTTTGCAACAATTTACTTTCTAATTGACTATTGCCTACTATACACAGGCATGGAGATTGATATTGTCCGAGATACTTTCACCGCGTTAAAAGCTACTGCATGGAAGGACTTTATGGACGTGCTAATGAGTTGTAATCTTTATGATGAACGCAACCATAATAAAACCGACCATACCTATACAATAAACGGAAACTTAATCAGCTATTACGGAGCAGATACGCCCGACAAAATTCACGGACGTTCCCGCGATATTCTTTGGATAAATGAAGCTCACCAATTCCCGCAGTCAACAATAGACCAGCTATTCCCGCGAACGCGTTACCGTATTATTTGCGACTATAACCCTGCGTTAGGCTTGGAACATTGGTTAGATAAATACATTGCGAAATATCCCCCGTTGATTACAACGTATAACGATAACCCATACTTAACAGCAGAACAAATAGAAGATATTGAAAGCAGGCGCGATAACAAATATTGGTGGAGTATTTACGGAAGTGGTGAACGTGCCGCGAGAGAGGGCGCAATATTAACCAACTGGAGTATTGGTGATTTCGATACATCTTTGCCTTATTGTTACGGACAGGATTACGGCTTTAGTATTGACCCGACTACCCTTGTTAAGGTTGCAATAGATAAGACGGCTAAAATAGTTTACTGCCATGAGTTGCTATACTCTACCAACAGCATGGGAACGGAGGCGATATATTCTACAAACAAAGAACTGATTGAAAAGCCCAATGATTTAATTGTGGCGGATAATGCGGAGGGGCGGCTAATATCAGACTTGAAAGGCAAAGGGCTAAACATTATCCCGTGTGTGAAAGGACAGGGTAGCGTCCAAGCAGGTATAACTGCTTTACAAGATTATAAGCTAATCATCACTAACACATCAAGTAATCTTAAATCAGAACTAAGTAATTATATTTGGAACGATAAAAAGGCGGGGATTCCTGTTGATGCGTTTAACCATTTAATTGACCCGATACGTTATGCGTTCAATCAATTAGCAAACAAGGTAGATAGACCACGTGGAACAACAGCGGCAAAAACAAGATGACAATAAAGATTAACGGAGTAGACTATACTTTTAAGACTTCATTTGCTGAGTTGAGCATTGATGAGTATTTAGAACTGTCTAAGCACTCACTACTTCCAGTTGTTGAACGTGTGGCGAAGTTTACAGGCATCCCGATTGAATCGCTACAAAGTATTTCCATTGATAACTTTTGCCACATATCGCAATCCGTTTCGTTTATTGAACAGACCGAAATACTCAACGCATTGGCAGAATCATTCGATGGAAAGGATGTTGGCTTAGAATCGTTCGACAAAATCGAAAAGGCGAAAGGGTTAATCAGACAAACTAATTTAACGGACGCAATAATTGATATTGCGGAACTATACACAGGCGAAACAATTAAGGGAGGCGAACTGTTAAAGCATTGGCATAAGTGCAATTATTATATCGGCTCATTACAGGGCTTCTTTAAGCGGTTCGAATCACTTAGCTTACACGAATACACGGACGAAGAAATAGAAGCAGGCGTAGAAGATTTAGAACGGTTCAAACATTACCCGATTGTTTTTAAGATTGGAAAGGAGCGAGCGATGTCGAATGATGAAGTGTTAGCGATGCCTGCAATAGAAGTCTACACAGAAATGCTTTACGATTATGAACGCAGTCAATACGAACAACGATACGCGCAAATAATCAGACAGCAACAGGAACACGCCAATAAGTTAGCGCAATAAATATTATACCCAAACGCGGTATAGACTTGCCTATGTGTGTAATTTTGTTACATGCTAA